AACACCAGAGGACACAATGCTTGGGCGTTGTACTCTGCCTTCACTAACTATGCAAGCTATGCTGATGAGCGTAATGGTTTCAAGCTGCGTAATACTGCTGGCGATACACAGGCTGTCAATATGTTTCAGCGTGAGGCCAAGGTAGCACAGTGGATTGAAAGCAAGCAGTTCAAGGAGTTGTTAGCAGCATGACAAAACATAATTGGGAATATGTAAGGACTAATTCAAAGGGCGAGGCCGTGTTCCGAAAGGACACAGGCCAGAGCCTTGCGCATTGTCTTGAATACCTCAAGCATGAAGGCATAGAATATGATGTAGTTGAATCTGCTACCCTTATAATAATATACAGCAGGGCTGATAGACCTTACATGTACTACTGGACTACTGGCAGGTGGTCTCCGCGCCGCATGAACTACAACAAACATTTTCATAGTGACGGTATTGAAAACTTTGTAGAGAAGTATCTAAATAAATATGCGGATGAACATATAAAAGAAGACAATGAAAGGTATGGTGATACTGATGAAGACAGTACAGCAATTAGTTGACAAGTACTATACATCCAATGATTACAGTATGTTACGCGACAGAACTAAACAAGACTATAAGTATTTCTTGAGTGTAATGTGTAAAGAATTTGGTGATGTAAAGTATATTGACTTGACAAGTAAGCAAGCTAAACACGCTTACGAAGATTGGGTTGCGCGGGGTATCAGCCTCGCCAACCATGTCTGCACTGTGTCATCTATTGTATTCAGATACGCCATTGAGATGGAGTATGCTACCATCAATCCATTCGCTAATGTTAAGCGTAAGTCTGCACCACAACGCAAGGTGGTGTGGACTGAGGATGACGTGCGTCAATTCCTTGACACTGCATACAGTACGTTTGAGTGGCGTAGCATTGGCCTGATAGTACACATGGCATACGAATGGTGTCAGCGACTAGGTGACATGCGCTTGCTTACATGGGATAACTTTGACTTTGCCAATAGGAAGCTATCTCTTGAGCAGTCCAAGCGTAGGTCACAGGTAACATTGCCTATCGAAGATGACCTATATGATATGCTGATACATCAGGAGCAGGACTTTGGCTTTCAACAGTACGTTGTTCCCCGTACAATGCCCGTACAGGGGCAGTACCAGCCTTACAGCATGGAGAGGCTGTCTAAAGCTGGAAGGGCTGTCATGCGCGAAGCTGGGCTGTCTGATGAACTAAGACTGTCTGACTTACGAAGGACTGGTACAACACAGATGGTTGAGGCAGGTGTACCTATGGGACAAATCATGTCGGTTACAGGACACACTAACCCGCAGTCAGTTAAACCATACATGAAAAATACTTACGCATCTGCAAATAATGCATTGACAACTCGTAAGTCTCATGGTAAAAGCACTTAACTGCCGCAGAGAAAGTGATATAGATATGAATATATATGATATAGTAAGTGATATAGATTTACCTAATGGTCATACTAAGAGAATGGCTTGCCCTAACTGTGGTAAGCGTACCTTTACTGTGACTAACAACATGGGTAGCTTGGTATGGAACTGCTATCGTATGTCATGCGGTGTCAAGGGTGGCACTCGTGTTCACATGACGGTAGAAGACATCAGGGCTGGCATGGGTAATGCACAAGATTTTGCAGATGATGTTATACCCTTTGAGTTACCTACCTACATCATACCCCATCGTGACAATGTGTACATGAACAGGTGGTGTGCTGAGTGGGGATTGGATATAGATGAATTAGGTTTGTTGTATGATGTAAAGGAAAGCCGTGTGGTATTCCCTGTCATGCAGGAAGGTAAGATGGTAGATGGTACAGGCAGGTCATTGTCTGGTCAGCGTCTACCTAAATGGAAACGATATGGAAAAAGTGGCTTGCCTTACACCGCTGGTTGTGGTAAAGTCGCAGTTGTTGTTGAGGACTGTGTGAGTGCAGCCGTTGTTGGTTACGGTAACTTTGTCGGGGTTGCGCTTCTTGGAACAAGTTTGCAAGAGTCGCATAAAAGGTATCTTGCACAGTTCTCAACAGCCATAATAGCGTTAGACCCCGATGCGCTACCCAAGACTTTGCTAATGGCGAAGGAACTGCGTGGATACGTGAACGATGTTCGTGTCCTACGTTTGACTGATGACTTGAAATATCGTAACCCCGAAGATATGGAGAAGCTAAATGGAATTATCACTGATTAGAAGTTTGATGGACAAGGAGTTCTACGAAGACCATCGTGGTTCCAAGTGTCCTGACCGATTGTTCAGTAGTGATGTGCGAAAGATTAAGAAAGCTATCGACACAGCTATGGACAGATATGAGCGTACTGTATTGCCAGATGAGATTGAGGCATTGTTTATGTCCGACAATCCTACTCTGACTACAGCGCAGAAAGCCTCATACAGTAGCCTGTTTGGGCAGATTAAACGAGAGCAGCCGTTGGGTAGTGACATAGCACAAGAGGTGTTATCTAAACTATTTCAACAGGTTATTGGAGAGGACGTAGCTAACATTGGATTTGATATGGTCAATGGTGATGCAGCTACGCTTGAGAAGCTACGCAACTTGCTTGAGCGTTATGGTGATGACTTCATCCCTAACCTCAACATTGAGTGGGACGACATCACGATTGAGACACTCATGGCGAAGGCTGAGTTGGAAGCTAAGTGGGCATTCAACATACCATCCGTCACTCGTAAGATTGAGGGTGTGTCAGGTGGTCAGCTTATTGAAGTAGGTGCTAGACCTAACACTGGTAAGACATCCTTCCATGCCAGCTTGATTGCTGGGCCGGGTGGGTTTGCCTCACAGGGTGCTAAGTGTATCATCTTGTGTAACGAAGAGCCTACCCACCGTGTTGGTGCTAGGTACTTGACTGCCGCTGCTGGTATGACAGCACATGAGGTACGAGACAACTTTGCAAAAGCTAAGTCACTGTATGAACCAGTGATGAACAACATCAGGATTAAGAATGCTGATGGACGTGACATGGCATGGGTTGAATCAATATGCAAGACATTCAAGCCAGACATAATTGTACTGGACATGGGTGATAAGTTTAGTGTCGAAGGTAACTTTGCTAGAGAAGACCAAGCACTTGCTGCTTGTGCCATCTATGCAAGACAGATTGCCAAGACCTATGACTGTGCTGTGTTCTATATGTCACAGCTATCCGCTGATGCAGAGGGTAGGTCACAGCTTAATCAATCCATGATGCAAGGCTCACGTACAGGTAAGGCTGCTGAAGCTGACTTGATGATACTGATTGGTAAGTCACCTAGCGTAGAAGGACAGGAAGAAGACAGTCCACTACGCCATATCAACATCGTTAAGAACAAGCTGAATGGCTGGCATGGTATGGTTAATGTTGACCTCAACTACAAGACAGCGAGGTATGAAGGATGAAGCTAGTACTTGATGTAGAGAACACTGTCACCAAGCGTGGTGGTAAGATGCACCTTGACCCGTTTGAGCCTAACAACTCATTGACTATGGTGGGTGTACTGACTGACCAAGGTGTTGAGCAGCACTTCCCCTTTGACCATGCAGATGTTCCTAGTCAAGCTGACTACCATGAGCGTGTGCAGTGGTATCTTGACCAAGCTACTGTACTCATCTGTCACAACGTGGCACATGACTTGCTATGGCTATGGGAGTCAGGCTTCAAGTATGATGGTGCAGTGTTTGATACTATGCTTGTAGAGTATGTCTTGCAGCGTGGACTGAAGGAACCTCTATCATTAGAGGCTTGTGCAGAACGCTATGAGTTGGATACGAAGAAGCAGGATACCTTGAAGGAGTACTTCAAGAAAGGCTACAGCACACGAGACATACCATACAATGAGTTGTGTGAGTATCTATCTGCTGACCTTCATGCTACGCAGCAGCTTGCTGACAAGCTATGGTACAGGCTAAACACTAAGGCAGATGCAGGTCTGCTATCTACGGCACGACTGACTAACCGTGTGGCCAAGTGCCTGACTAAGATATATCAGACAGGCTTTGCCGTTGACTTGACTAAGCTAGAAGAAGTACGCAGTGAGTTTGAGCAAGAGAAGCAGCAACTTACTACTGCCTT